CAACGATGATGGAGCTGTTTCAAGAGTATGATGTGGAGTTTGTATCATCCACAGAAAAGTTTGATACTTCGACCCCGATGGGCCGGGCCATGCTGAATATCTGCATTGTATTCGCCCAGCTTGAACGTGAGACAATTCAGAAGCGTGTCACAGACGCCTACTATTCCCGGTGCCTGAAAGGCTTCCACATGAGCGGGCAGGCGCCATACGGTTATCAGTTAGAGCCTACTGTGGTAGAGGGTATCCGCACAAAGAAAATGGTTGCCGACCCCGTAGCCGCCGACCATGTTCGGCTGATGTTTGAAATGTACGCTGAACCGGAAACCTCCTTCGGAGATATTACCCGATACTTCGAGGAACATGACATAAAAATTTATGGCAAATCCATGTTCCGTACATTTCTTTCCCAGCTTTTAAGAAACCCCGTTTACGCACAGGCCGATTTGGAGCTGTACGAATTTTTCAAGAGTCAGGGTGCAGCGATTGTCAATGACGCTTCTGACTTTGCCGGAACAAACGGCTGCTATCTCTATCAGGGGCGGGATGTGAAAGAGGACAAGGACAGGTACTTAAAAGACCAGATACTTGTTATCGCTCCCCATGAAGCACTCATTTCCTCTGACACATGGCTGAAATGCCGGAAAAAACTTATGGCAAATACCACCTTCCAGCAGGGACGGAAACCGAAAAATACTTGGCTGGCCGGAAAAATCAAATGCGGGCATTGTGGGTATGCTCTGAAAGCCACCCATGTACCAAACAGCACCGGCTATTTCCGCTGTACCAAACGGACGGAAAACAAAGGCTGTCCGGGCTGCGGGAAAATCCGCAAAGAAGAATTTGAGCAATTCATTTTCTCGGCCATGCAGGAGAAGTTCAAAGACTTTCAGATACTCCACGGCAGGGAGGAAAAAGTCAATCCGAAGCTGACCACCTATCAAGTGGAGCTGGCACAGGTGGAGGCAGAAATTGAAAAGCTGCTGGATACGCTGACCGGAGCCAATGCGACCTTGCTTGCCTACGCCAACAAAAAAATTGAAGAACTGGACACCCGACGCCAGACCATTTCAAAGGCAATCGCCGAATTGAGCGTTGAAACCATATCGCCCCAGCAGATAAAGAAGTTGTCCTATTATCTCGACAACTGGGAGAGCATAGATTTTGACGACAAAAGAAAAGCCGCCGATGGTTTGATCTCTACGATCAAGGCCACCAGCGACCGTGTTCAGATAGAGTGGAAAATCTGATATTTCCGCTCTATCGCCCCTCATTTCTATTTTATCTCGTTTGTACCCCTTGTACACCGATGCTTACGAGAAAGCAATATTATCCATAAAAAGATTCGCAACTATTTGGAGGAAAAAAGATGTCCAATCACAAAATGCAGTTTCCGTCTCATATTTCTAAAAGCTGGTTCTCTGTGTGCATATTCATTTTTCTCTTGACTGTTTGTGTGGGTTTAGCAATCCATGTCACCAGTGAAGAAGATGCGATATGTTCTGATTCTGATCATTCTGAAGTGCCCATTGTTTCGAATGAAAATGTTTCAGAGAAATCAGGCTCAGATATAGAGCATGCGAAAAATTATGTGCCAACGGAAGAGGACGTTCTTGCAGCACGCCAACAAGCAACCGAAGGAATGTCTCAACAGCAAATAGAAAATCTGACCGAGGTGGTTAAGACTGCAAATTTGTGGTTGGAGCATAAATATATGAATGGAGATTTTTTTGAGCAACTGTCAGATCCCAATAATTTGTACTGGAATTACTTCCATCAGACCGGAGAGATTCAAATTGGCTGGGCAGTTGACGGTGGTCTCGATATGGATACTGTATGTGAACGAGAAAAGCTTTCCATAGAAGAATTTTATGCCAAGTATGGAACGCCCGTTGTTACAACGAATCTCTATGATGCAGATGGGTTCATTGGTCTGTTGACAGAAATAAATTCATTCATTCAAAATGGAAATCTTAAATCCGAACTTCAGTATCTCATGGATCAGACGGAACAGGCAAAAGAAACCCATAGGATGGAAATTGTAAATGACATCTACAAAAAGCTACATGATCTGGATTATTTTTTGCTGCGATATGGTCCTAAAGATGTCGCTAAGTATGTCGAAGATGATTCTACGGTATCTAAATACTACGGCACCCTTCCTTTCTATTAACCTTTCTCGCAAAGAACTCCGACATGGTGATGCCCAACCCATCGCAGATCCGCTCAATCGTGTCGACAGATAATTGTCCGCCGCGGCGTTCGCTGTTTTTCAGGGTCGAATGAGATACATCGCATATCTGAGACAGCTTAAAAAACGTAAGACTCCGCTCATCTGCCAACTCTCTCACTATTGCAATCGTGTTCATCAAATCCCCGCCTTTCAGCATTTTAATTTTCAAAGTTTCTTACAGCACACGCCCAATGACTCGAAATCCTCGTTCCGGGCTGATGATCCTATCAGAATAGTCTTTGTTATACGAAATCAGAACCGGCTGCATGTGGAGTCTTCCGTAGCTGTCCGTAAATGCGTCACGGTCGCTCTCGTCAGGCTCCCGCTCCCCATAGGATTTCAAATAGCCCTCACCGTCATAGACGAACACACCGACCTGGCCTATTGAGAGCGTCTCGCACCGCTCCACCCAGACAATCTGCCCGTCATGGTAGACCGGCTCCATGCTGTTGCCGGATACTCTAACGCCAAAATCCGCTTCCGCCGGGACTGCGTTTTCCGGAAAGCTGACCATCTCAAAGTTGTCCTCATCCAAGAAACTGCCTGTACCGGCTGAGACTCTGAGATTGCTGACAGGCTTATCGATATAGCGGATCGTATTCGTGGGCGTTGGCATGGGATTGTATTTACCGGTAGCAATCAGATCCTCTCGGTAAGCACGGACCTTTTCCGCCCCCACTTCGTTGAGCAGAGGCGTGTGTTCTCCGGTAAAGGCAGCAAGGCCATCCTCAAGATCCAGCGCATAGCAGATCGCCAGCAGTTGGTATGCATTGGGAACAGTCAGGCCATTCGTCCACTTCCCCAGCGCGGATTGGCTTACATCTACACCAAAGTTCTTCAATGTTGTGCAGAATTCTTTTTTACTCAGCTTTCGGCTTTTGAGTTCTTCCGAAAGCCTTGTACCAATCACATTGTTCTGCTTCTCAGTCTCAGCACTGTATCTCACACCGTTCTTTGAAGGAGCCGGAAACGGGATAACCGTTGTTTTCTGACTGTTCATAAAGAAACCCTCCGTCTTAGGATGATCCCATTATACACGGGAATAGCTATTCTTGTCAATCGCAAATAGCTTGTTGCGCTACAAATGCGACATTGACATAGCTTTATGAGATTGTTATGATGGAGCCATAGCCAAGGGAACACCTTCCCTTCCATGACAGCCAAGATGTGAGGAGGAACACGGATGCCGATTTTATCTCGGAAAGATCTTGAACGGATATCCCGCAGAGTGCTGTTCCGCTATCTGACGCTGTCAGACCGCAAAATGGATTGCATCGACCCGGTCGACTTTGCGGAAAAGATCTGCGGACTTCATTTCGCGTTTGCGGATATGAGCGTAACGGGCTCGATCCTTGGACTGACCTCCTATAGCGACGTCGATCTCACCATATCCGTTCCCCGTGGAAACGGGTCAGTCCAGGAATTTCATTTGAACGGCAATATCGCCTATGTGGATCAAAACCTCGCAAATGCGGGATCGGTGGGACGGTTGAATTTCACTCTGGTACATGAAGCCGCGCACCAGATCCTCGGTATGCTTTACCCGGAGGAATATAATCCAAGTGCGCAGCCATTCATCTGCCGCCTTGCGGATGAACGCTGCACATACCCCATCACCGACTGGGTAGAATGGCAAACGAATGTGCTGACGGCGTATCTCCTACTCCCCCGTGAGCTGATCGACCGCTACATGGATGAGCTTGGCCTTGGCCGGCAGATCAAACTCCTGAACAAAGTATTTGCTCCCAAGGAATATGCGCTGTTTTCTGAAATGGCAAAGCGTTTGGGCGTCTCGAAAACAGCATTATCCATTCGTCTGGACAATCTTGGCATGATCGGCCGAAATGATTTTAGTGATCCGTATGCGCCCATCCATATTTATGCGGATGACTTTGACACAGCATAGGAGGTAGTTGTTATTATGGCAAAAATCAATTCCAAAGCGCTTGACCCGCAGCGGTATGCCTGCATCCAAGCCGAGCAGCGGGAGCTTGAGCAGCAGTACTCCACCCATATCACCATGGCACGGCTTTGCCCGTATTGTAAGCTGCGGCTTGAAACGCTCTGCAAAGGGGCCCACGGCGCGACATACCTGAAGTGCCCGCAATGCGGAGAGGCGGTTTTCTTCCCGCCTGTTGTATTCCGCATCGCATAACCGCGAATAATCGATCTGTCCCCAACAATTAAATACCAAGTATGAGCCTCGGAGCCGCTTGATGCGTGACCATCCCATGTGCCGCTTGATTTGTAACTATCGTTCCTTTTAGGAACATAGTTCTGTCAACGCGGCCAATGGTCAGACAAATCAAGCGGCTCTTTTTTTGCGCATGCAGCTCCGGAAAAGGAGTTTGCAATGCGCTTTTTTCATATCCTCCCCCTTTTAGCGTGGGAGCCATATATCGCTGAATACCCCTGATCTCCCGATTTTTTGAACCTCACAAAATTCAAAAAATCACAAAGGAGATCAAAAATCATGTCTGAAAAAGCATATATTCTCAACGTTTACAACACTATGACCGGCGAATTTGAGCTCGTCCAGGTCACGAAGGAAGTCTTCCAGACCTACAGGCGGACGAAATGGCACATTGAAGACAGCACGGAACGCTTTTACAAACACGAAACGCAGATGAGTTCTCTGATCGGCGGTGAAAATGACGGATACGAGCGGTTCCATGAATTTATTGATTATGACAACACCCCTGAAAATCAGGCAATTGAGGAGATGGTGCGTCAGTCCCTGCGTAATATTCTGGATCTGCTCCCGCCGAAGGATTATGAGCTGATCTACGAGCTTTACTTCAAAAACCGCTCCGAAAAGGAATACGCCCAGATGCTTGGGGTCTCTCAGCAGGCCATTCATGTGCGGAAAAAGCGCATCCTGAAAAAAATTAAAAATAATTTGGATGAGCAGGGTTGTTAAGATGCCAGTTTTCTCCCGTATACATGCGAGAAGAAAAGAATCTTCTTGTGAACATCGAAAACTGGATATCCGGTGACGAATAACGTCAGCTGACGGTCCCCCGGCGAAGGGGAACAGCGATGCGGCGGATGCGCGAAGACCACCTGCATCGGAATTACTCCGATGTCAATGAACGGCCAATAAGGTGCAGAGCGAAACTCATTCAGCCAAAAGCGGGCATGGCAGCCCGTCTCGCAATGATCCCGTCAGCCTATAATGGTACATCCTGTCCAGCCACAGCCGCAAGCAATGGGGGCAGCTCGGAGAGATCCTCGGAGGGGTTAGATTCCCGATGGGCGCTGCCAGGCGCCGGTTCGTTCAACCGCCCGACGGTCCGGGAAGTAGTGTCGAATAGGACTGAGCAAAAGAACTTTAAAAAATATAATGAGGGCCGCTCCATATCCGGGTATAGCAATATGCTTCCAACCAAGACAGGAGCGGCCCTCTGTTTTTATTTCTGAGCTAAAAGATGTGTTTTCAACAGCACATTCTCTAAGGCTCTATGATCTTCATGTAGCTGCCACCAGCAGGGCTTCAGAAAGCAGAGAACATTCTCCGCCCATCTGTAGTCATCCGGCTGCAGCGTTCCCATTATGACACCGCGCTGAAATGCGGCGTTTCGTTTCCGCACAGACACTTCCACACCGGCCTGCGCCAAATGCGCGTTCAAAAAACCGCAAATGACAGCCGCCTCTTCCGTTGTATAAAGCATAGTTCTCCTCCCTTTCCACAAACAGGCACCATTGTAACATGATGGCCCAGTTTTTGAAATCGGCTGTTTCCACAAGAATCCAGCCGAAAGTTTTATACAAACGCTTGTTCGATTTATGGTGCTGTGCTAAGATCCCATAACGAAAACTCCCAAACCCATTTGTAAAAGTGGGCTTGGGAGTTTTCATTATCATTCAAATCAAATCACAAAAGGAGGAATCCGAATGAATCCAAACGCAGATTATCTCGGCATCGTCACCATGCTTCGCAGCCTGCGGGAGCAGGGTCTCGTCAGCGGCAGTGAAGCCAAAAAAATCGCCGCGCGGCTGAGGGTACAGCTTGGCGCGGACATCATTATTTCTCTTTGATTTCTTCGCTTTTAGGATAGCTATTGCGGATGTTATATGGTATTGTGTGTTGCTGACGAAGGAGGTGGCAAAGGAATGAACAACCGTGAAAAAAGCATCGGCTCTCTTGCTCTGAATCCCTCACCGCGTCGTATCATCATCCCTGCCGCCGATCAGGACCACGCGCGCCCCCTCCGGGTAGCGGCATACGCCCGCGTCAGCTCGGACTCCAGTGACCAGCTCCACTCCTACGCCGCCCAAACCGCTTACTTCGCAAAGCTCATCAACAGCGATCCGAATTGGACGTTTGTAGATGTCTATGCAGACAAGGGCATCACCGGCACCTCCACTGAAAAGCGGGAGGACTTCCAACGGATGATGGAAGATTGCCGCAGTGGAAAAATCGACCGCATCCTCGTTAAATCCATCTCCCGCTTCGCCCGGAACACTAAGGAAAGTCTGGCGGCTGTACGGGAGCTGAAGTCTCTCGACATCAGCGTCTACTTTGAGGAGCAAAACATCGACACCGCGCAGGCCACCGGCGAAACACTCACAGCAGTCTTCTCAGCTCTGGCCCAAAAGGAAAGTGAAGCGATCTCTGAGCGGATGCGCCACAGCTACCAGATGCGGATGCAGCGCGGCACCTTCTCCACTCACTGTGCCCCCTACGGCTACCGGCTGGTTGAAAATCGGCTTGAGGTCATTGAGGAAGAAGCCGTCATCATCCGCCAGATCTTCGACCGCTATCTCTCAGGCATCAGCATGGAGGATATCGCAAAGGAGATCACGGCGCTGGGCATCCCCACCAAGCAAAACACCCCTTTCTGGCAGGTTCGCAGCATCCAATACATTCTGCGAAATGAAAAATATGTCGGGGACTCCCTGCTGGGGAAAACTTACACCACACTCACTCTCCCCCACCGGAAAATAGAGAATAAGGGTGAGGGAGTCCAATATTTTATCGAAGGAAGTCATCCTCCCATCGTCAGCCGCACGGTGTTTGATAAGGCGCAGCAGCTTCTATCGCGAAAAAACGCCGTCATTCCCCCTCGTGCCGCCGCCCCCCATCCCCTTTCACGGAAGATCGTATGCGGACATTGCGGCGCGTTCTGCAAGCGAAAGAAAACCCGCGGCACCGCCTACTGGATCTGCCAGACACATAATAAAAATGCCGGGAGCTGCCCAATCATGCAGATTCCCGAAACGGAGATCACAGAAGCATTCCTTCGGGTATATTTCACGCTCAAGCATCATGGCGATCAGGTGCTGACCCAGCTCATTCAGGATCTCCAGGCAGCCAAAAACGGCAAACTGCTTTGGAGCGAGGATATTGTAGAACTCAATAAGCAAATAGCGGACATTGCGTGTCAGGAACGATTATTGGCCCAGCTCAAGCAGCAGGCCGTGGTCGATCCTGACATTTTTATATTCCAAAGCAATCAACTGGCCGAACAGCGCCGCGAGGCAAAGCTGAAAAAATCCCGCATTCTCCGCTCCGAAGACGATCAGACAGTTCAACGCACACAGGAGCTTCTGGACATTCTGGAAGATGGGCCGGATCTGCTGACGACCTTCGATGAGGCACTGTTCAGCGAATTGGTTGAGACGATCACCATTCAGGATAACAGCACCATCCGCTTCCGCCTGATCAACGGGCTGGAGCTTCCGGAACACATTGAAAGGAAAAAATAAACCGATGGCAAGCAAGCGAAAAATGGTCTTTGGCTACCGCATGGAGCTTGGGGACATCGTCCCTTCTCCCAATGAGGCCGAAACGGTGCGGTACATCTACACACGGTACCTTGCCGGCGCGTCATACCAGTGCTTGGCAAACGAGCTGAATCAGAAAGCGCTCCCCTACCACACCGGCAAGTCCTGGAACAAAAATATGGTGGCCCGTATTCTGGAGGACAGCCGCTATGTTGGAGCGGATCTCTGTCCCCCGATCATATCCGCTGAGCAGCTCCAAGCCGTGCGGGAGCGGAGAAAGAAGAACTGCGCAGCCTCTCCCCCGCTCCCCGCGCAGGCCGAGCTCTATAAGCTGTGCGGCAGCGCAGTCCCCGGCAGTGCAGTGAAAAGGATACGCAAGGCATTGAACCTCCTGATCGATGATCCGCTGCGGATCAGCATGATGGCATCCGCCGTCTGCGACACGGCAGAGATCCGGCAGCTCCAACAGGAACTGGACACGCTGCTGCAGACACCGCCTGTAGATGAGGACACCGCACGGCAGAAAGCCTTGGAGGTCGCGTCCCTAAAGCTGGCGAGCGTCAAAACGGAGGAATATGAATCCCACCGTCTCCGCGGCGTCTTTGAAACACATCCGAAAATGGACGCGCTGGATGCCGCGCTTCTGAAGCAGAGCCTACGCAAAATCGAATGTCACGGTGACACGGTATGCCTTCTGCTGAAAAACGGCCAATGGCTGGAAGCGTAGGCAGATGTGCATACCACCGAAATACGCCAAAAAAACATTGCAATAAAAGGAGCGTGAGCGCGCATGACAGAGTCTCAGCCGGAAAAGAAGATCATCGTCATTCCGGCAAAAAAGGAATCCCCGCAGGAACAGGCCAAGAAGCGGAATCTGCGTGTTGCCGCCTATTGCCGCGTCTCCACCGGTGATGAGGAGCAGTTGACCAGCTACGAAAACCAGAAAGCCTTCTACACCGAAAAGATCATGAAAAATCCGGAGTGGACAATGGTGGATATCTTCGCGGATGAGGGCATCACGGGAACTTCCACCTGCCGGCGCAAGGATTTCCTGCGTATGATCCGCCAGTGCAGACAGGGCAAGATCGACATGATCCTTGCCAAATCCGTCTCCCGCTTCGCCAGAAATACGCTGGATACCATCAGCTATACCCGTGAGCTGCGGAGCCTTGGCATCGCCGTGATCTTCGAGGAGCAGAACATCAACTCCATCTACCCGGAAAGTGAATTCCTCATCGCGCTCCACGCCGCCTTCGCGCAGTCCGAGAGTGAATCCATCTCCGCCAATGTCCGCTGGGGCAAGCGCCAGTCCATCAAAGACGGCAAAGTCACCTTCCAGTACAAAACCCTGCTGGGCTATGAAAAAGGGCCCGACGGGAATCCTGTGATCATTCCGGAGGAAGCAGAAACTGTCCGCCGGATTTTTGAATGGTACCTTGCCGGAAAAAGCGTCCGGGATATCCGTCTGGCGCTGGTGGCCGGCGGGTTCCGGAACGCCGTTGGAACCACAGACTGGACCACCAGCAACCTGCGCTCCATCCTCACCAATGAAAAATATTGCGGAGACGCCCTGCTCCAGAAAACCTTCGTTAAGGACTGCATCAGCAAAAAATCGATTCCAAACACAGGGCAGCTCGCCAAAGTCCTGATCCAAAACAATCATGAAGCCATTATCAGTCATGAGATATTCGATGCCGTCCAGCTTGAACTCGCGCGGCGCCGCGCGCAGGACGGCCGCTCAAGAAAAAGCGCCCCAACGGGCCGTGGAAAATTCAGCGGCAAATACGCGCTCAGCGGTCTGCTGTTCTGTGCGGAATGCGGTACGGCTTACCGGCGTGTCGTATGGACACAGCATGGTGAAAAACGTGCGGTATGGCGCTGCACGAGCCGTCTGGATTATGGCAGAAAATACTGTCTGAACTCTCCGACACTGGATGAGGAACCGCTCCAACAGGCAATTTTGAACGCCATCAACTCCGTCATGTCCGATCATAGCGCTCTGGCAGAGCAGCTTAGAGATACGATGGAACAGGAGCTATCCCCCATCCCCGGTGAGAGCATGAGCCTCGGAGATATTGATCGCGCCATAGCAGACTTAGGGCGGCAATTCACCGTCCTGCTGAGCGAGGCCGCCGATGCGGACGACGCGGACGGCTACACCGCGCGATTCCAATCTATCTCCACCGCAATGGCAGAGTTCAAGCGCCGCAAGGCCATCATCCAACAGCTGCGGCAAGAACAGGATCAAACAAACCACCGCATACAGAGGGTCACAATGGCGTTGAAAAGCACATCGAACAGGCTCACGGAATGGGATGACGGCACGATCTATCAGCTGCTGGAAAAGGTCACCGTCCTGTCCCGAGAGCGCATCCGTGTAACGCTGCGGGACGGTCTGGAAATTGAACAGGCTGTAGAACAGCCAAAAAGGAGGAAATTCGCATGATTTATGTGACTGGCGACTGTCACGGAAACTTCCGGCGTTTCCAATCGGAATGCTTCCCAGAACAAGCGAACATGACGAAGGATGACACGGTCATCATCACCGGTGATTATATCGAAAAAAATATTATCCCGAAATCTTTTATATTGCGCTGAAAATGCAATAATTTAAAGACTTTTTTCGGCATAATATTTTTGATATTATAGGGAGCACCAGGCAAATGGAGGGTGTCTT